GGCTATACCAGTTGTAACTTTTTGTCCATCTAAATATGTGTTTGTTTGTATCTTACCACTATTCATGTCAGCTCTTAATGCTTTCATTTCCTGTACTAACATATCAATTCCTTTAGATTGTAAACCGCCACCACCAGTATTTATACTAGGGGTAGCTACCATTCTACCAAGTTCAGATGCATTATTTAACTTTGAGATAGCATTTGGTGCTGCTATTAAATCATCATTTGGAGATAATTCATATAACCCACCTTCTTTGGTTGATACTCTGGTTTTTCCATTTGCAGGTGACATTACATCACCAACATCACTTACTTTTGCACTACCCATATATGACATTAAAGCCGCTACACCAGCACCAGCCGCAATCAAACCAATTGCTCCCCACTTTGCATTACCTGCAAAGATAGATGCTATTGCTTCTTTCATTTTTAGTAATGCGGTTTTTTTACTTAGAATATACATTACACTCAATCCACCAATGATAGCAGGGAATAGACCTGGTATTGAATTTAATGCCCCAAATATCCCTCCAAATATATTACCTAACGTAGTTACTATTGGTGCTAATGCTTCCATTAAAGGTAACAATCCTTCACCAACAGCCGCAACGATACCTTTGAATGAATTCTCCATTTGGGTTATCTTATCTGCTATTTCTTCTTGTTTTGCTAATTCTTGTGTTTTTGCTTTTAATTGGTCTTCACTCATATTAGTGATATCCAAACCAGCATCCATAGCTTTAGAAATCTTCTTTTGTTCCTCATCACTAAGATTTCCAAGCTTTTCTTGCATAAGGATTTGTTTACTTAACTCATCAACCGTCATACCAGCTGCATCAGCTAATACTTTTTTAGTAAACGAATCTTTTTCAGAAAACTTACCACTTCTTTCGATTTGTCTTAATATTTCTTTTTGTGCATCAACATGCTTTCCAGCATATGCTAATGCTCTTGCTTGCGATAAATTAAATTGACCGCCAACAAATGTTGCAGCAACTAATTCCTTTTCAATACCATTTTCAAAATCTAAAAGAGATTCAGTTGTTTTTAATACATCCTTTAATGTAGTACCTAATCGTCTAGCTTCAATAGCTTGTTTAGCAATAAGAGTTACATCACCTTTAAAATATGTATATGTACCCTCTGCCGAATCTGCAATATCTTTAAATACTTTAGATGGTGCTACACCAGCTAAATTAGCCATATCAGCCACTTGCTGTGATACGTTTTGTGCTGTTTCTGCTGATAGTCCCGCCATACTTTGGAAAACCATATTAACGGCGGCGGCATCGGATTGAGCTACACCAAAGTTTTTATTTAATACAGCTACGTTTGCAGCTACTGCTTTTGATACAGGAATACTATCACCAAATTCGGTTTTAAATGCCGCAATACTATCATATGCAACTTCAGCATCCACTCCCAATTTAGCAAAATCAACCGCAATACTATGAGCATCTTTTTGAATTTGCTTTGTTTGAGAATTTGTTAAACCAGTTTCTTCTCTAAACTTCTTACTTGCGGCTTGTATTTCAGTAAATGATAATAATGCAGCTCCTAATAAAGCTCCTAATATTACAATAGGTCCCAAGCCTTCGGATATACCTTTAGCTAATTTTTTAGCCATATCAACACCATCTTGAAGAAATTGAGGTAATCGTTGATATAAATCATCTGCTTCTTCTTGTATTTTTTGTAGCCTTTCTTGTTGAGATATTAGATTTTCATTTAAATTAAATAAATCTGTTAATTTTTCTTTTTCTTTTGGAGGTAAATCCGCTATACTTTCTTCAAAATGTAATCTTCTACTAGCTTGCTCAGTCACACCTAATAATTCATTTTTGGTTTGAGAAGCTGCTTCTGCTTGAGATGTTATCGATGTATATAAATTAGTATATACATCTAATTTTCTTTGATTAATTTTAAGTTCATCTTCTGATAATCCGGCTTGCTTATCTTTTATATCTAATATATTCGCCGCAAGAGATGCAAATGCGGTACTACCTATTTTATTAGTAGATATTAATTTTCTAGCTCCAATATCTAATTTAGTATAAGATGTTTGTAGGGTATCTTGTAAATCGTTATATTCTTCTGCTAATTTGTTTTGTTCTTGTAATGGTTTTACTTGCTTTCCTAAAAGTTTTACTTTTTCTTTCTCTTTCTCAATTCTCTTTTCAAGTCTTTTACGTTCTTCCGCACCAGCAACCGCAGCCTTTTTATTTTGCTCCTCAATACGTTGATTAGTTTCTTCAATTTCTCTAAGAAGGCCTAACCTAATTTCATCTTCACTATCTGATAGTTTCTCAGCCATTAGTTGCTATATGTTAGTTATAATCTTTTGGTATCATACCCCAACTCTGAAACATTTTAAACATTTCAGGCTTTTCATCTTTAAGTCTATCGATATCAGGCTTATATTTTGAATTCATTTTATCAACATCAGCCTTTAATCTTTGTAAAGTAGGGTCTTTATCAATTAATTGTTGAAGTTTTGCAGGCGTAGCTTTTTTGCTAAATAACCCGAAGAATTCTTTTAATTGATGTCTTTTTATTTTATATTTTCCCATAATATTTGCTTATTTATAATAATACAACTATAAATATCGTATAAACAAAAAAAGTTAGGAATAAGAGAATTATCTCTTAAACCTAACCTTTGATGCGTTTGCCGATTGATTTGATTTTTTAACTTCTTCGTTTTCTTTTTTCTTAGATTCAACTAATTTATTATAGTAGAATGTTCTAAGATACGTTGGCATTTTATACAATTCCATAATAGTGAATCCGTTACTATATTCCACCATCTCAAAAATTTGAGTGTGAAGTATTGCACTATGATTCCTCGCCAGGCCAAAAAAAGCCTACACCCATTGGGATAGGTGCCTCCTCCACCTCACCATCTTCATGGGTATAACTAAATTTCATATTCATATCAGGAGATATTGTTTTTACATAATCTCTGAATGCTTTACTATCTCTAGCTAAAAACGAATTATTCACAAATTTAGTAATTGTACCAATATCCGAATTACCATCTACACTTTTAATCATATATCTTAAACGAGTGGTAATTTCAAATGAAGTATCTTTATTTAGTTTTTCTAATGCTGTGATATCCTTATCAATTAATAACTCGTCACCATGCGTAAGTAATTTAAATGTTAATTTATTTTTACCTATTGGAGTAACGAATTCAAATTCATTTTTATAATCAAATGAAGTCATATCTACCTCTTTAATAGCTACTTTAGATAAATCAACAGTAGTTTCCAATGTTTTACCTACTTTAGATGAATAAAAAGATATATTATAATCCGCACCATATCCTAATAAACGTGTTGCTAATATAATAGCGTTTTTATCTCCAATTAGTATATCATTGATATTTACGTTATCAACTATAATAGATTCAAATAATTTATCTAATACAATACCTTTTTTGATTAGATTTGTAGAAGAAAGAATATCCTCCTCTTTTGCAGTCATATACTTAATTGTAATTCTACCAGATGATAATGGATTATCTTTTGGATATAATTTACCTTTAGATGGCAAATCCAACACTTCGGTTGGGAAATCAAATTGTTTTTCTGTCATAACTTTACTTGTTTTAAGTTTGTATATATAAATACATAGTTTTTAAAAAAATAGAAAGCATAAAAAAGGGGATATTTTAGTATCCCCTTTATTTTTATCTTTTTTTGAATATTAGTATTCAAGAACAGCGTAATCGTAAGTTAATGTTAAATCAATTGTTGCTGGTTCGTTTGCATTACTAAAATCTACTTCGTTAAAGTTTGCTTGAGAGATAAATGCACCATTTAAAGTCCATTTTTCAATCTTATCTCCAACAGGACCTAACATATAAAAGTTAATAGTCTTTTTGTAGAATTCTGCATATCCATCTCTACCAGTAATTGATTCATGTGATAAACGAATCCACTCCATTACTAATTGTGCCGCTGATGGTACAATTGGGTCATATAAAGTGATGTTCAAATCTTGCCACGTACCTTTACCTTTTAGTTTTCGTTGTACGTTGATATGGTCGATGGTAACAGTCTCAAATTGAATTGATGGTCTATTTGCTGTTTTTACCATAAATGCTGGGATACCTACTTCTGTCATTTCCATGTAGTAGCGGTTCTTCATTTTTGGTTCGAACTGCGTGAAAATCATCTTATCGTAGGGTAGTATTAATTCGTCTGCCATTTTGTGTTCCTTTTAATTTGTATTAATAAATATTAATTTTGTTTATTTTCATATTATGCTGAGAATGATGCTCCAGTTGGTAAGATGTTGAAATCAATTACGATGAATTCAGCTGTCTTTGCCGGTTGAAGGAAAATTGCTCCTGCTAATATGTTTCTATCAATCACATCCGGTGTGTTATTAGAATCATCCATTACAACATTGAATGCGTACAAACCTTGTCTTTGTTGGATACCCTCTAAGTAAGGAGTTACAGTGTTGATAAATCTATTTCTAGTCTCCGTAGTATTTTGTTCGAATACTAAATAGCGAGATGTAGAAGCGATAAATTTCTTAACAGTGATTAATAATCTTCTTACGTTGATTCTATCTAATGCAGATGCTTTATCTTGCAAAGTCTTTTGTCCGAATGCTACGATACCTTGTCCAGGGAAAGTTGCGATTGGGTTTACTTTGTTCTCATATAAAGTATCTCTTTCAGAATGTGTTAATCTATTTAAAACACTAACTGCTCCAGTGATACCACCTCTATTCAAACCAGCAGGTGCGAACCACTCAGCCGATAATCTATCACTACTAGCGAATACCGCTGGTAATAATGTAGATGGAGGTACAGTTGTAAGTTTGTTTGTGTTAGAATCAATAGTTTTCATCCAAGGATAGTAACAAGCTACATAATTTGAATCTACCGAATTTGCTTGCTCCGTTGCTACCGTTATAGATGAATCATAATCCGTAAAATCTGCAATATAGAAAGTATCTTGTCTATCTTCACACATATCAATTACCTTTTGAGTAATCGCAGGGTGTAATTCTCTATTGATACCAGGAGTTGAAACCAAATTGATATCATACTCATCAGGATTTGATAAAGCGTTAATTGCTTTTGAATATCCTACTGAACCAGATGAAGTTGAACGAGCACAATCAAAACCCTGATTGTTTGCTGCTCCCCAATCTGCATCACCAGCTTTAGCTATAGCTTTAGTTGGATTAACACCATCAAAACCACCTTGGAATGCCATTACAAATTGTCTCTTAACCATATCAACTGCGGCCGAACCAGTCATTTGATAAGTAAGTTGAGAATCAAATGCAAATATAGTATTTGCCCCAGCAACAGCGCCATCAGGAATTGGTTTACAATATTGTTTATTATCTTTTTCAACACCACCTGTCTCAAAATCAAATCCGGCAAAATATACAGGAGATGAAGATGTATTGTTTGCTGACCCAGTTTGGTAAACTACTGCCGGTACATATGATGCTTCGGTTACGTTATTAGTTGCAATTGGGTTAGTGTAAGCAGCGTGTCCAAAAGGAGCTGCTGATATTGGATATGAACCTGCAGTTGATACTTCAACTCTTACATATGCTGATTTGTTTGAATAATCACCATATTCAGTTAGTTTTCCATTATCATCTATTGTGAAATATCTATCACCAATCACTCTAGCAATATATCTAGGAGATGATGGGTCTAAGTTTACGTTATTGTATGATTCTAAAGGACTCTTTCTTTTATCAGTATCAGAAAATCCTCTAACAGTTACAGTGAATGTAGAATAATCAGTTGAACCATCTTCACCAGCTGCTTTAACATTTGAAATACTAACTTTAAATTTAGTATTGTATGTGTTACCATGCCCAGTAGTATGGAAACGGAAAAGGTCATATCTTTCACCACTTACAACTTGTGATTTAACCCAAGGTGTAGATGCTACTTGTGCATCATAAGTGAAATCTTGCGTTGGTAAATTTAATTCATTTACCTGAACACCATTTAAACCATCATTGATTGAACCAGTATATAATAGTGCTGCATTTTCAAAGAAAGTATAAGCGTAAGCTGCTTTAGCTCCAAATGGAGATTCACCAAATACATCTGCTAAATCATTCGTAGCTGATGCTAAGATTGATGCAGATACACTAGCTGCGGCTGAACCAGAACTAACTTTTCCAGATATTACAAATGAACCAGATATGGTTGCACTAGCTGTAATATTTGTTTCAGCTGCTGTAAACCCTACATTCGCAGTTCCAAATTTGGTTGAATGTAAAGTTCCTATAATTTTAGTTCCAAGAGAAGATGATACTAAGATACCCAAAGGTGCTCTTTGCTCATATCCACCGATACCAGCTACTCTTACGATTGTTGCTGCACCTGCTTCTCTTAAATAGTTTTGTACTGCATATTCAGTATAATAAGTTCCATCAGGTGTTCCGAATATTTGTTCGAATTCTGATTGCGTTCTCACAGTTGTTGGAATGAATGCAGGTCCTTGTTTAAAAGGTCCTACGAATGCTGCTCCAATTTCACCAATTCCTTGCGCTAAGAAGGATAGGTCATTTTCTCTTGTGAATACACCGGGTGATACGATTCTTTCTGCCATTTTTTTACTCCGATTATAATTTTTTAAATGCTAATATTGAGTGTGTACAATATTACCTATATAAATATAAAGAAAATACCCAAAACCATATTTTTGTTATAAAATACAGAATTGGGTATAATATTTATTTTTTTTTATTAAATTTCTACTAAACCGGTTGTATTGATGCCGATGGATAAGGGAATACACTACCAGTATACCAAGGTGTCATATCAACAGGAACATCAGTTATTGAGTATCTTTCTTTATTAATTTGTTTACTAATTTGTCCATCAATATGTTGCCAATAGCTAGGGTCTAATGAACTACTAGCTATTCCTTTAATCCAACCCAAAACTAACTCTTCTGTTAATTCTTCATATGGAGTAAAATCATCAGGATTTACATTTGAAATTGGAAATGGAGTTGCGCCATCAAATTGACCAGAGATATTATCATCATCTGTGCCAACTACTTTCCATTGTGTTCCTACAATTACTCCGTTTAATTCAGAGCTGTCCGATTTTGTAATTCGTTTTATACTCCATTCGTATGTTCTTGCCATAATCTTTTATTTTATATTTTATAAATATTATACTAAATAATTTATACTCTATCGCTGTGCGATGAGTGTTCTATTGGAGTTAATCCAATTGTTTTACATAACTCATCTACCAAATAGGTATTGCTACCAGACCATGCACTTAAAACATCCACTGGAACTTTCCACATATTAGATGTTATAATTGTATCAGGTATTGCTACCGATTCTCTATTTGGGTCTACATATCTAAGTTCATATCTAACTCTACAATCATCTCTACCAATATCATAACTTAGTACGTTAGTAAACAGTCTATTAACTGTGTTTCCTAAAATTGTTGTTTCTTCTACTTTTGTAAAAATTGCCATAATTATTTTATTAAAGATTTCCTTCGTTTCTTACTCTTATATCTTCAGCGTAAGCTTCAGCAAAAGGTCCTTGAGATACAGTAGTTGTAGAATCATCTTCTATATTTTCTGCACCATATAATTCAATTAGTTTATCTTTTAATTTAGCATATCCAAATTCAAAAATATTGTGATTTTCAACTTGAGTCCAATTTGGTATTTTTAATGTAGTTTCAAATGTATTTGGTTCTATCTCTATTACATTCTCCGTAACATTATATGTACGAGTACCAATTGTTCTTTGTACTTGAATTGTTTTTGGTGTTTCTTTTGGAACAGTCACAGTTTTAATTATTTCACGTCTCAAATCAACTTTAAGTTCTTTTCCAATTTCAAGACTCATACAAGTTAAATGGTTTGCAACTCCATATGTAGCTACATTCGAATCTGCTAAAATTGCATCAGCCTTTGATTTATATACATGAATATCAAATATACATTCTCCGCTTTTGAGAACTCTATATTCATTAATTCTCACATATGCATTTGATGCAAGCCCTCTATCAGTTCCAATTGGTGTTTTTATTACTAATGCCATATATATTAACTATTTTCTAAATTTTCAATTCTCTCTAATAAATATTCATTTTGTGCTTTTAAGAAATTAGTTTCATTTCTTAATTCTTTAATAGATTGCACTAATACAGGAATTAAAGAATCCATTGAAAGTGTTAGTAATCCACTTTTTTCATCTGTTCTTACTAATTCAGGGAAAACACTTTGTACATTTTGTGCAGTAAAACCCATTTTAATTATATCATCTTCTACATATTCCGGGTCTAAAGAATGTATTTTATATGTATAATATATCGGAATTAATGAATCTACTTTATCAAGTACATTTGTAATAACACCATGAATATTCTTAACACTAGCATCAGAATATGCGCTCCAACCATAATAATATGGATATAATACCACACCACCATACGAACCACCACCATTTACACAATAAATGTTATTATAGCCATCAGTCTGCATTACAAGGTTATATCCACCACTAGAACGTAAATACACACCAAATCCACTATTAACATCCATATTTCCATCCGCATTCCAGTTCCAGTTGGTAAATTGACGAATTCTTTCAGGACCTTCCAAGTTAAAACGTATCCAACCATATGTAGTTGAACCAGTTAAAGCAGCACAGTTATTATCTGCGCTATAATAAACACTCCATCCATTACGATTTTGTACATAGATACCACCATTACCTCTTTCAAACATTAGGTTATTCCAATATCCAGATGGGTCATGACACAACATACCACCATATCCACCTCTATAATATCCCCATGTTTCCCAACATCCGTATGATGATGATAAGTTTGTTCTACTATGACCACCATATGATTGGCTATATAAACCACCACCACCTTGGTTTCTAAACCATCCGTTTGCATATACTTCATTGAATGTAGGTGAACCATCAGTTCTTACTGATTGGTTTACGTTATTACTCATCCATCCCAAATATGCCAACCAAAGGTTGTTATCATTTATATGAGCAGCTTCACTACCATTTGGATTTCTGAATATAAAGTATCCCCATTGTTGTCTTTGGAAATACAAATGTGAACTATGCCATTGGATTTTATAGTATTCACCAGTCCATCCGCCAGGGTCTGAATACAACATATAACCAGGTCTAATATAATGGTTATTTGTATGTAATGCGTTTAAACTAGAGGTATTATCTCCATCAATATAATATCCCGTATTATTTGAATCGTAGAATATAGGAGTTCTCATCGAACCTACTGAATAGGTATATCCTCTATACACGTTAAATGCACCACCATCCCAATACCAAATCCAGCTATAACGGTTATCATGCAAACCAACGTTATCACCAGTAGTACTCATTAAACAATGCGTACTAGCTATACCCCAACCATACCATCCATTTCTACCACCACCATAAGTTGTGACGTGGCCATATGAGTTGCCACCACCTTCAGGTGAGAAGAAACCTCTATCGTATGGTTGCCAATAGAAACCATTTGAAGTATTTTGTCTATACCATGCGTTTGAATAAATGTCACCAGCTGTTAATGAACGATTACCACCACCAGTTCCAATTCTAACACCAGGAGCTCCTCTATAATAAACTAATTCTAATGGGTCTGAATCATATCCAGAGTTTACAGTATCTCTATATGAGTTTGTACCAATTGCTCCATATGAACTATCACCTATAAAGTAATAATTACTAGCAAATATTGAACTAAATCTAGATGAATTATTATGGTCTGAATAAAATGAAGTATCGTTACTATCATAGAAAATAGGTGCTCTCAATGAACCACCTGCTTCTAAATAGTTATGAACATATATATAATTACTAGCATACATATCCATAGTAGAATATCTAGTACCAGACGTATTTGTGTTATAAAAATATAAATGTCCAGCCGTACTGAATCTCATATACGCCTGTCCCTGCCCACCATTGATTCTACCAAATCCAGAAGGAGAACCACCATCGTTATGTACGTTATATCCAAATCCAGCATCATTCCAAGTTACACCAGGTTCAGATACCCACATTTGTAAATACGATGGAGTACCAGTACCCATTTCACTACCATTTGCAGTCAATCTAATACGAGTTCCACCATGTCCATCATCAATATCAAAAGGCCCACGTACTCTACTACCACCATTAGGGTCTACATAATATGCCGTATTATTATTATCGTAAAATATTGGCGATCTTGATGATTCGTTTGCATATGCAATTCTACCAGTTATAGTATCTCCGTTATTTTGGTCAATTCTAAACTTCTCATAAGCTGTTCTATTACCACTTACTCTTGATGGAACAGTGAATGAACGAATTTGTCCAGTCGAAGCTTCAGCGGTAAAACAGAATAAATTATTTGGGTTATCATGCCACAATCCCCATCCGGTATATGGTTCATAATCAACAAATATACCAGTCCAACCTTCTGCTGTTTCCTGTTGTATTGCCAAAGAACCTCCAGATGAAGATGTTCCACTTGATACCGACATAATTGCCGGTCTATTATAGTTTGCTGCTCTTAGTGAACCTGCAATATTTATTGAATTTCCAGTATCAGCAGGATTTAGATAGAATGAAGTATTATCTCTATCAGCAATATATGGTACAAATAAAGTATTTGAAATTCTTACATTCTGGTCACCATATCCAATAGCCATTAATTCAGTAGTGGATATACCAGGAGAATCATTCATAATTCTAGTACCACCATATGCTGGATTACCACCTAACTCTAAACCAGTGTGCCACCCAACAGACATTCTTGTATATGTAGCAAGTCCATTATTGTATGGAGATTTTACATATAATAAATAATATGGTTGGTTATCACCTCTTTGTCCAGAAGATATACCAGTAGATGAACCAACTGCCGATGGGTCTGATGTACTATTACCTAAGTTAATGTGTCTTGTAGTACCTGTACCAGTTCCTATTCTAAATCCAAACGTTCCATCTTCACCATTATGATATGTTGCATTTATAGATGGTGCTTGGAATAAGTTTGATGCGAATGCAGAACCGGCACCATTCACTCTAAATCTTTCAGAACCACTACCTAAAATTCTAAAAGCGTAAGTTGAACTTGCTGCCATTCTTAAATCAATACCATAATCATATTCACCGGTAACAATCATGCCCCAGTCATTATTATTTGGTTTATTAATCCAAAGAATTGCATCATCACCAGATGCCTGATTATCAACACCATCCAAACGAAGTCCACTCATACGAGAACCTCCTCTTGGATTTACAAAATATGCAGTATCATTTCTATCACGGAATGAATCAGCATCTACATCTCCAATAAATGTACCACCTCCACCATGAGTTGCGTAGTTATTTTCTAAATTTAATTCTAATGGCCAATATCCATTTGAAGTTGCCCAAGTTGTACTATCCGTTCCATTTCCTCTTAATACATAAAATATATTAGAGTTTACATGAATCATTGCTGAACGATGGTCTGTGTCTTGGAAGAATATTGTAGGGTCAGTTCTTCTTAAATACAAATATCCAGTAAGTGTACCTCCACTTAAAGGTAATGCATATGATGTGAAGTTAGATTCATTTAATATTCGTTTCCAACTATCCCAACTACTAGCACCAGTACCCATTCTAGTGTAAAGGTTACCATTAGCAGTATATGCTATTTGCATTGGTTGCCCTCCACTTAAATCGGTACTACCACCATAACTTCTCCAAGTCATTTGGCCGTTATATGTACCACCATCACTTAATCCGTTTGTGGAGTTTTGTTTAAAATCAAAATAAACACCAGCTCCTCTAGATGATGGAGTATCATTTGTAGCACGAGTATCATTTGAATCAACTGCTTCAGCTCTATCAGCAGTACCAGTTAAATTAGATGTTACGTTTGCAAAAGTTACTGAATCCGTTGTACGAACGTTTTGATTCATTAAATGAACTTCAGTTGCACCCGGTCCGGTATTAATAGTAGCAAATGTAACTGCATCAGTACTTCTTACATTCTGGTCCATTGCGTACAATTCGTTTGCACCTTGTCCAGTATTTACTGTTGTAAATGTTACAGCATCAGTAGTACGAAGATTTTGATTCATTAAGTGAACTTCAGTTGCCCCCTGTCCAGTATCAACCGTAGCAAATGTAACCGCATCCGTAGTTCTTACGTTTTGGTTCATTGCATATAATTCGTTTGCACCCTGCCCAGTATCAACAGTAGCAAAAGTTACTGCATCAGATGTACGAACATTTTGGTTCATTGCGTAGAGTTCGTTGGCACCCTGTCCAGTATCAACCGTTGCAAATGTAACTGCATCCGTAGTTCTTACGTTCTGATTCATTGCATA